CGAACAGCAAAAAGCCTTGGCGGACTTAATAGATGATGAGGATTTAAGGACTCAGTTGCTGAATGCCGCAAACAAAGCAGAAGCGAAAACGATTGAACTGAAAAACAAGCAATTAGACCAACTCGAACGAGAACAGCAACTTCTGGCACTGCAAAACGTCGAATCCGGCTTGCAAGCCTTACTGTCAGATTTTGAGCGCACGATTGAAGACATTGGCGATTTGGTGCAAGGACTCTTTGACCAAGTCAATGACTTGCTTTTCAGCGAGTTCAACCTAGCCTCACCGCAAGAAGCCTTTGCAATGGCTTCAGAGGAATACCAAGACTTGCTTGCGAAAGCCTTTAAGCCGGAAGCCACAGAAGAGGACATCAAGAATCTGCAAGGATTCGTCAATGAATACCTCTCAGCGTCAAGAGACGTTTACAAGTCGAGTTCCGCCTTCCAAGAAATCTTCGACAATGTCCTGCAAGACCTTACCAAGCTTGGAATCTCTTACGGATTCAATGCCCCAATCAATGCCGTTTCGGGATTACAAAAAGACCTAGAAACGATTCTTGTTGACTTACCGGAAGACCTGCAACAAGCAACTTCTGACCTCATTTCCGGTTTAAACCTCGCAGCCACTGCATTCGCACAGCAACAAGTTGAATTCCTGACAACTGTCAACGTTCTTCCAATCGAATTGCAAGAAGGTAATTTTGATTTTGATTTGCCTGTTGTGAACTTGGGGACGATCACAACCAATTTTGATACTGACGGATTCAGGACTGCGATTCGAGGACTCAATGATTCAATCGTAACGGCAGTCAATAGCTTTACGGCAACCATTACTGGAGCTGAAACAGCCGTAGAGACAGGCGGAACTGCAACAGCAGTAGATCCAGCAACCCAAGCGGCTTTGTCAGGCGGCAGCACAGAATCCGGTGAGGTTTACATTGAGCCTAGCTATGGACCAATTGAGAAGCTTTATCGGCAAGGTACTGCTTTAACGGATAACTACACACCTAATCTTGGGCCATTGAATGATGAAAAATATTCCAATATTTATACGGGCACGAACGCTGGATTATATACTTACGCAGACTTAGCGAAAACGCTTCAAGGAAGTCTAGACAATCTGATGGGGGCAGACTACACAAAAAATACTTATCAGTACGCCATAGGATTGGAAGAGATGATTGATGGCACTTTATACAAAGCCGTTCGATTTATTACGGACTTAGAAACAGCAAACGATCATATTCAAGGAATTGAAAATCAAAATACAATTCAACAAGCGCTAGGAAATCCAGGGACCTTTTACACAAAATACGGCTTCCGGCAAGGCGGATTAGTCCCAGACCCACTCGACACCATTCCAGCCATGTTGAGTCCTGGCGAATATATCCTATCCCCAGAAACCGTCCGCAGATATGGTATCAGCAATCTGAACCGCTTGAACTCAGGCGACAGTGCAGCATTGAATGCAACCAGTGACCCAGAAGTCAAACGCTTATTGGCTGAATTAATTGTGGCTGTCAGAGAGAACGACACAGAAGTCAACGTCTACACCGATATGGCAGGCCAGACAAAAGCAGGCATTGAAGAATTCAGAAGCGAATTGCGAGAAAGAACCAGAAGGCAAGGCGACAAGTTTCTTCCGGCTAGGTACATCTAATGAGCCAGCTACTTGCCACGATTACGGTTGACGGCACGGATTACCGAGGTTCAATCAGAGGCTTTGCTGGTCAGAATTTTTACCAGCCTTTCGTCAAAAGAATGCCAAGTTTGGAACTTGGACAGGTTGAAGACTCAGGCAAGGTTGGCGTGAAGTTCGGGAACATTACTTTGACGAACGACTATTTGAACGCAAGCCATCCGTTCGCCTTGCAGAGATATGAAGATTTACTCACCGCACCTGAGCTTTATCCAACAAGTCTCAAATGGGGTGAAGCCGGAAGCGACTTGTTTTCTGGAAACATTTTTCTTCAATCCGTCACTGATACAGAACTCACCTTTGCGCTCACAGACACCGAATTCACAAAAGGCGCTAGACCATTTACCTTAACCGAAAATTTCGCTTTTGTGGAAGCTGTCATTTCTTCAGGCGCAGGAACACCAGTTTCAATTACCGCTTTGAATCATGGTTTTGTGACGGGCACGGTTATCATTTTTGAGCAAATGGACTCCTACGGTGAGTTGCTCGAATATCAATCGGTTGCAGTCGATAATTATTATTACGTTGTCCGCACTGGTTCAAATACCTTCACACTACAAGATAAGGATTTTATTCCGGTGACGAGTGGCTATGGCACAACCGGAACCTTTACCAGTGACGGAGAAACGCACCGAGTGGGTGTGCCACTGAGAATCCCATTCTCTTGGGGCATTGTCAAAAACGTCACGCCTGTGATTAAGAAACGCGACGATGAAGTTGCTAACCCAGACTTGCAAACGAACAACAGCAGCTACCCAATCGAAATCCGCGAGGATGGGGTGCTGATTTATTCAACGGATAACACCAGTTCAGAATTCTGGAATGGTTCAGGTGGTTCAGGCGTTGCCCCAACCTCAAGCGTGATTAAGCTGAATAGTGCTACCACTGGAGGTGTTTTGTCGATTTCAGGCATCAGCAACCGAGGCTCGACGCTGGCTAGTTTTTATAGTCACGTCGCTACCGAGCTTGGGCTAACCCTAGACACGAGCTATGCCTAATGGCAGGAGTCAATTACAACACCGATACCACGATCAGCGACGAGCAAGTAAACGACTCACCAGTTGAAGTCCGGCTTTCCGTAACCGTTGAAATCGACACGAATGGAACGCTGACAGTCCGCTCTTTAACGGTAGCAACGACAGCTTCAGAAGTTGAAATCTATAGCCCATAAATGGCACAAGCAACCACTAGAAACGAGCCACTGATTGACTTCGCGGCTGATACTGCCAAGGCTGCGAATCTTCTGCTTCAGATTAGCGGCTCTACTTTACGAGTGATTAACCGGATTCAAACTGGTGTGGCAGCCGCAACGGTGAGAACGCCTGAACTATTGGGATTAACTCTAGCGCCAGCCTTTCCAATTAAAAAGGTTTTTAGCGAGTATGAATTCAATACGCCTTACCCAGACTCAGTAACGCTCGCGCAAGAAACAAAATACGTTGAAGTTTCGAACTTAGGCTATGGGGAAGAACAAGGCTATGACGCACTCAGCACGATTGAAGAAAAAGTCATTGAATATTTAAGAGCCATTTTGCAAAGCGAATCTGCGCCTATCTGCACGGCTCGAATTTTTGGAATCAAAGACAATTACCTTTTAGGCTATCGCATCATCTGCATTGACGAAAAACAAAGCATCAAAGCCACAATTACCATAACTTCAATCATTTATAGTTTTGATTCTGAAGAGACAACCATCAGCGGACCAACCGAAATCGACTTTGTAAGGTTTGAGTGAAAATCATTTACACGAATTCAATTACAAGCGTCAGCAGTTCAGCGACTCAATTATCGAGCGATTACGCCATTGCAAAAGTTGAGAACAATTATCCAAAGCAGTCTTACATTGCTGATGCGGCAACCGCAACAATCACGGTGACTTGTCCAGGTGCGGAAGCAATCTTTTTTAGCTACTTGGCAGAATCGGTGACAGTAACATTCAAGGATTCAGGCGCAAGCACTTTATCAACTGAAACGTACTCGAACACTTACACTTTGAGCGAGCAGTACCTACTCAACGAGAAAACCCACTGGAATGATTCGGTTTTTGTAGCTTGTCCAGCGACAACAAACACCGTTGAGATTGCTTTAACCAATTCGACAGACGTCAAAGGCAGTTTAGACGGATGGGTGACAGCAAGCAATGGGAATCTAGGCAGATTACAAGCGAGTGCTGCAAACATTTATTTTGAAGATTACCCACAAATTCGGCTTGGAACCTTTGTCTCTGATGGTGTTTTTACCGAGCAAATCAACCGGATCACAGGCGCTGGAACCGAAAGCGAAGACTTACAACTGACCGGAAATGGTGGCGCAAGCTTTACTGTTTCAAATATGAAGTTGCCGCTCATAGTCAACACGATTCGAGCTGGAAAAGTTCTGGAAACCTACAATCCAAACGTCGGTATGTCGATCAGTCGAGACAGTTTTGGAATCAGACAAGAGCGAGACAGTGGGCTGGTTTACCGATTGGGTGAGATTCGCAGAAGATTCAGCGGCAGCGTTCAAGTTCTCGAAAGCGAACGAGCAACAGCAACCAAAGTCTTTGCTGGCTTACGAATGCAACCAGTGGCGGCTGAGATTTTAGGCTATCAAAGCAACACCGCAGTATTCGGAAGTTTTTTTGAGCCAGCCAGTATTGCTTATTCTTATCCTGGCAGTCAAATCTATGACTACAACTTTGAATTTGTAGAGTTAATTTAATGTCATTACTCAAAACAAACGAAATCCAAAACTATAATGGTTCGAGCCTAACGCTAACCGCCAGTACGGTTTCCACTAGCGCACAGCTAAACACTGGTGGCAATATCAGTGTGACAGGCTCACTTAATGTTTCTGATGATTCAACGACAAGAACCAATTTAGGATTAGGAACGATTGCTACACAAGATTCAGATTCAATCACAGTTACTGGTGGAACGGCAACATTAGGCGCTTTGACCGTTTCTGGTTCAGATTCTGGTGACTTGGTAAGAATTACCCAGACAGGTTCAGGCAATGCGCTAGTCGTAGAAGACAGTGCGAATCCAGACAGTACGCCTTTTGTTGTGGATGCTAATGGCAATGTTGGGATTGGTAGGTATCTACTAATTCAAAAAGAGGATTTTACTGACTATGGAGTTAGTAATAATGCTGGGGTAGTAATTCACCAAGAACAGGGGACTAATATTCCTAATCTCAGCATATCTGGAGATAGTAATTCTAGTGCCCTGCTCGCCTATTCACTTTATTCTAACACTGCGGGGCAATATCAGTTTTATGTTAGTTATGATGGGGAGGTTAATTACAGAGGTTTAAATTCTTTATCGGATATCAGAGATAAACAAAATATATCTAAAATAGATATTGGATTAGAAGAGGTTATAAGATTAAAGCCAAAATCATTTCAATGGCTAAATAATGAAGAAGATTCATATAATTATGGATTTATCGCTCAAGAAGTAAGCGAAGTAATTCCTAGTATTGTCAATGAGCGAAAATATAATGATCTTGAGACAAGATTTGGAATAAGTATGGATCAATTGATCCCGATTCTAACCAAGGCAATTCAAGAACAACAAACCCTCATCGAATCCCAACAGTCTCAGATTGACGCACTTACTGCCCGAATTGTAGATTTAGAAACCACTTAACAAAGCCTAGCATATGCCAGCAGAACCCAACTCAATGATTCAATTAGTCCAAGATTTAGGTTTTGGCATGGCTTCTCTCACCTTCAGCGGTTGGTTGATCGTGTTTCTATTAAGAGGTTTTGAAAAGGAGAGAAATATTTGGCTAACTAAGGACTCTGAAAGCGATATTCGCGTCAGTGAACTGCTGCGCGAAAATTCACAACTCCAACAAGCCACCACAGAAAAGCTCGCGAACCTTCAGGCCCAACAGTCTCAGCAACTTTTAGCCGTGCATGAAAAGCTCAACACAACGCTTACTAATATGACCGTTGCGATCAGTGAGCTAAGTCAGAAAATGGACAAGTTACAAAAATGAAAACGTTTCTCACAGGCTTGGCTTTGTTGTTGTCAACATCAGCATACGCATTGCCTGTTGAGTACAAGACTTTGCATCTCGTTTCTTGGGCTTACCAATGCTCACTTCGACTAGCACCAACTTATCAAATGCAAGGCATGACTAGCAATCTTGCCATGCAATCCGCCATTCAGTTGTGTTCTTGCGTCATTGACCATTACCGCGAAAATCACAGATATGTAGACCTTCAGCTTATGCCGTTACCTCAAAGAGAAGCATTCGGTGAAATGTATAGTCAAGAATGTATCGACTACCCAGAAAAGGAGACTTGATGCCAACCGTTGACCACTCCACTCATTTCAAGCGAAAAGAACTGCAATGTAGTTTTTCCGGTGAATGCCAAATGCAAGATTGGTTTATGGAAAAGCTGGAAGCATTGCGGATGGATTACAACAGACCCATGAGGCTTTCTTCTGCTTTCAGAAGCATTGAACATCCGCGAGAACGAACTAAACCAGGAGGAAAAGGCGGACGGCATACCCAAGGCGTTGCGGTGGACTGTTTAGTCTATGGGGAAGATGCTTTGGACTTAATCAGCCTAGCCTTGAAACATGGATTCAATGGAATTGGCGTCAGTCAAAAAGGTGATTTCAACAGCCGATTTATTCATTTACATATTTGCCAAGAATCTTCTCCAGCGATTTGGAGTTATTAAATGGAAGGATTTTTGGAGATTTTCAATCAGGCGGTTGATTCTGGCGGACTTGAACTGATACTTGCAGCGACAGGTATGGGCGCGGCTGTTCCAGGCGTTCTATTGTATAAAAAAATCAGAAAAGCGAAAAAACTGAAGGAGCAACTGCTGGGCTAGTGGCGGTTTTCAAATATTGCCACTTAACGGAGGTGTCACGATTCCTCTGAAGGTGGCTCCCCAAGCTGGACTCGAACCAGCGACCCAATGATTAACAGTCACCTTAGCGTTTTCGGCTATAGGCTAGACGAATGCTGGGCTTGCGGCTTTCGGTTTTTTTCTTTGAAACAGTGTTTTGTGGCGAGTTTCCTAACTTATTTACCAAGTCCACCTGCTGTAAATGGTCACTATTTAAATAAGACATGGTTGTTTGAATCGACTGATGGCGCAATAGTTTTTGAACCTGAACAGGATTTGAACTTTCACCAGATAATAGTTCAGTCGCAACCGTAGAACGAAACGAGTGCAGCGGTTTTGCGTTTTCTATTCCTACCTTCTGCAAAGCTTTCCTCATGCTCTTGGTCAAATCCCCAAGCGAACTATAAAGCGGCTTACCTCTGCCATCATCCAGCACATAACGCTCGCCTTGAATATCCTGCGCCTGAATAAATTCTTTTAAATCTTCAGCTATTGGGACGATTGCGTCTTTTCGACCTTTGACTTTCCAATCTCGCGTTGAGCGCAGTTCGATTCTATCTGGATAAACATTATCCCATTTCAGCGCCAGCAGCTCACCACCTCTCATTCCGGTATAGCGCAAAAACCACCATGCACGAAGCAGCACCAGAAACCGTCTTCGTTTGGTTTCGTTCCAGCCTTGTTCTAAATGCTGGCGCAAATCTTCGAGTTGTTGAGTAGAAAATACAGCAGGCAAAGGTTTGGACGAGCGAACGCTTTTGACTTTGATTGCTGCCGGAAGAAAGCCTTGCTCCCAACTCCAATTAAGAATTGCTCGAACTGCTCGAAGATAACTGTTGCAGCTATGGTCATTGAGTCCAGCCTTACGAAGAGCCAAGACGAACTTATCAGTCAGTTGTGAGGTGTGAAGCCGAATGCGATAATTACCAACTATTTTTTGGTAGCGAAGCAATTGCTGCCGATACTTACCAACCGTCCGCTCGTCACGATTCGCTGATACATGCGCCAAGAACAAATCCAACAGTTCTGAAAAGAACAAACCTTGTTCATCTGTGAGCCTCTCGACTTCTCGACTCAGCTTTTCTTTCAGCTTCAGAAATCGCTCTACAAGCAAAGCGTTCAACTGGTCAGGCTCTAAGCCTTCAGCATCCACAAAACGAATCAGAACTCGACGGTATCTTTTTTTACCAATCCACAACTGACCAACATACGCTTTTTGCCGTTGGTCTGAGACGATTTCGTTTTTGTGGCTCAATATGTAACTTTTCGGGGGGGGGTAGCTTTTTTGTAACACAATGAAGAAAAGACAGGTAGGCTAGGCTTTTACT